CAGCTCGATGTTGATGACACTGGCAACACCTTCGCAGGTGTTCTTAATGGTAAGATGAGAGTCTACATTGATCCTTACTCCACCACTGCTGGTACTGACTTCGTTTGTGTCGGTTATAAGGGTGCGAGTCCATACGACGCTGGTATGTTCTACTGTCCCTACGTCCCACTCCAGATGGTACGTGCGGTTGGTCAAGACACCTTCCAGCCCAAGATCGGATTCAAGACTCGGTACGGAATGGTCAACAACCCATTCGCCCGTCAAGATGGTTCCGGTGAAGTCTTCAACACTACTGCCGGTGGTAACTTGTACTACCGTCTCTTCGGTGTTACTAACCTTCACGGTAACGCAGGTGTCTGATCTTGATCTTAGGATCTTAATTAGAATAAGCAGCGAGGGTCTTCGGACCCTCGTTGTTTTTTTATATAAATACTAGTATGAGCGATCAACCAAGAACAAATAACTATCTCGCAACCAACTTTTTTAAATTGGAAATTGATAGCTTCCCAACAGTGACATATTTCTGCCAATCAGTCAATCTACCATCATTGACAGCATCAGTAGTAGAAGTTCCAGTTGCTGGATTTGGTCTTCCAATTAAATCACCTGTTGGTAGATATTCATATGAAAATATGTCTGCATCATTCCTTGTCGATGAAAACATGGAAAACTGGTTAGAAGTATATAATTGGATGTCAGAAATGCGAGCATTTGATACAGACTGTGCAACAAAACCATACGATAGTTTATTTTCAAATGCAACTTTACAGATAATGGATGGTTCATATACACCAATCAAAACAGTCACACTAGAAGAAATATTCCCGGTTGGTATTAGCGGGGTACAGTTTTCAACAGTTGTTGTCGATACCGAACCAGTTATCGCAACAGCAACATTTGCGTTTACAAAATACACAATTGATTAGGAATAGTTAATGAATCTAAATGATCTATATGAGATGGTACATCAAGATTTAGATATTGATAAAACAGAACTCGATACAGAATCACTAAAAACTCCCCAGCTACACAATAAATATTTGATTATGCATAGTCAAGAAAAGCTAAAGCTAGAGCAATTGATTTCTGAAAAGAAAATAAAAAGAAAGAATAAGTGGCTATACTATACAGGCAAAATGTCTGAAGAGCAGCTACGCTTTTATGGGTGGGAACCATTTGATCTCACCATACTCAAAACTGATGTAGATCGGTTCATTGATGCAGACGATGATATGATTAAATTATCAGCCAAATTAACATTGCAGCAAGAGGTAGTGGATTACTTAGAGAGTGTTGTCAAACTCATATCAAACCGTCAGTGGAATATCCGGGCTGCATTGGACTGGATCAAATTTACACAGGGCGCATAGCACCATAAATAATGTATGAGCGATATAGTTGCAACCAAAATTGATGCGGTAGACCTAAAGATTGAGTGTGAGGATTCAATTGCAAAGGAACTAAATCAATTCTTTACATTCTACGTACCAAATTATGAGTTCACACCTGCATATAAAAATAAAAAGTGGGACGGCAAAATTCGACTGTTCAATGTGTATTCTCGTAAGTTGTATATTGGTCTATTAGATTATCTAGTTCAATTCGCTAAAGATCGAAAATATACAATTGAACATGAAATAGTAAATGATCACCAAGTAACAGTTGATGATGTATCAAATATGATTGCTGAGTTGTCTATAGAGTCCAGAGGAAAACTAATTACCCCATATGATTATCAAATTGATGCCATAACTCACGCCATTAATAAAAAACGAACCCTTCTTCTGTCACCAACCGGTAGCGGAAAATCTTTAATAATTTATTCTCTTGTTAGACATTATCTTAGTCAATTAGAGCATGACGAAAAGATTTTAATTGTCGTACCAACGACCGGTCTTGTATCACAGATGTATAACGATTTCAGAGACTACTCCGGTAGTAATTGGGATGTGGAAAAAAATTGTCATGTAATATTCTCTGGTCAAGACAAGATCACCAACAAGCAGGTAGTAATATCTACATGGCAAAGTATATACAAGATGCCTAAAGATTTCTTTGATAAGTACAAAGTGGTATTTGGGGATGAATGTCACCTATTTAAAGCAAAATCTCTGACAACACTGATGACAAAACTATCAGAGGCAGATGTTAGAATAGGAACAACAGGTACACTAGATGGTACACAAGTACATAAACTAGTGATCGAGGGTCTATTTGGTAGAGTTCGTAATGTAACAACTACCAAGACATTGATGGAAAGAAAAGTACTTTCTAATTTACACATTGATTGCCTTATGCTACAATACAGTCAATCAGAAATACAAGAAATAAAAAGAGCTTCATACATGGATGAAATGAAGTGGATAATTGCACACCCAAAGCGAAACAAGTTTATATCAGATCTGTGTGGTAAGATAAAGGGAAATACATTGGTTCTCTTTAATTATGTGGAACTCCATGGGAAGCCTCTATATGAGTTAATACAAAAAACATACCCAAATAAAAAGGTATTTTTCATATACGGGGGAACTGATGCGGAACAAAGAGAAAATATCAGACAAATCGTCGATCAAGAAAAGGAAGCTATTCTTGTCGCTTCTTACGGAACCTGCTCTACTGGGATTAATATTCGCAATATTAATAACATTGTTTTTACTTCACCATCTAAATCTGTGGTACGAGTACTACAGTCTATAGGAAGGGGTCTCAGACGCTCTGAGAGCAAAGACAGTGTAAAGCTCTATGACATCGCAGATAATCTTTCATATAAAAAATACAGAAACCATACAATGAGACATCTAGACGAAAGAATCAAAATATATACTAATGAACATTTTGATTATAAATTGATTCCCATTACGATATAAGGAGATCTAATGAATTCATCATACCGTGTTCTTAAACTTCAAAGTGGCGAAGAACTTATTGCAAAAATTAAGGGACGAAACAAGGGTAAAATTATTCTTGATACCCCCATGATATTTCAAACAACTTCTCGTAGCGATATGTTTGGTCAAACAAAAGAGATCACATTTTTAAAGGATTGGTTATCTAACACATCTGAAGATAGTATTGCTATACCAGAAAATTTCATTATTAGTTGGTTAAAGCCATCTTCTAATGTTACTAAACTTTATGACATTGAGCGGAAACTTAAAACTGAAGATAACTTACGGGATAAATTAACACCACCATCTAATCCAACTTCACCCATAAAACAAACACCTCCAGCACCACCATTTAATATGGATAAATTACTAGAGGCATTTGATGCAATTGATGGTGACAATGATGAAGATAAGCCCTTTTTTATGCATATGATGATTCCTCCGGATATGGTAAAGGAATTATTTGAACAGGGTCTTCTGGATGATATCATGGATGATGAACTAGAAGATGGTATAGATGCATTCTATGAAGAAGTGAATGATCACAAATATACGGGTGATGATAAAGATGACCCAAATTATGGTAACCGGTGGACTGATTGGAACCCAGATCCTAATAACGATGAGTATCTTTAAGTATCTTTAGAGTATCCTTTTCTCACCCTACACGGGTATTATAAGGTGGTCTGGTATTTTGTCAATTAAAAAATTGTATTTCCTAAGAAAGTAGTTATACTTATATCATGTCAAAGAAAAAGAATCATTACATAGACAATAAAGAGTTTTATGAAGCAATGTGTCAGTGGAAGTCACAAATACATGACGCAGAAGAGCAGGGAGAAGAAACTCGCCCTCCAATATCTGAATATATTGGAACATGCTTTATAAAGATAGCAGAACATCTAGCACAGAAACCAAATTTTACAAATTATCCGTATAAGGATGAAATGATAAATGACTCTATTGAAAATTGCTTGATGTATGCACATAATTTTGATCCAGAGAAATCAAAAAATCCATTCTCATATTTTACTCAAATCATATACTATGCTTTCTTACGTAGAATAGAAAAAGAAAAGAAACAAAATTATATAAAGTATAAGTTGGCTGAAATTCGAGATGATGGAAGTATGAGTTCATGGTTCAAGGAGAACTATTTTGAAAAGGATAATGTTCAACTTGCAATGAGAGAACACTTCAATTTAAGTGAAGATGATGTAAAAAGAATGACTCCAAAAAGCAAAGCTAAAAAGGGAACAACAGGACCATTTGAATGAAGATAGCAATTCTAAATGACACCCACTTTGGGGCAAGGAATGATTCTTCTATTTTCTTAGATCACTTTTTGGACTTTTTTGAAGACCAGTTCTTTCCATATTGTAAAGAACATAATATAGATCAAATATTACATCTTGGTGATTTGATGGATCGCCGTAAATATGTAAATTTTAATACTCTTCGTGAGGTCAGAAAACGTTTCTTTGAACACCTTGAGAGTGGTAAGCTACACATGCATTGTATTGTGGGTAACCATGATACTTTTTATAAGAATACCAACGAAGTTAATTCCTTAAAGGAATTGTTTACGGGTAAGAATAATTATTTCCATTT